TCAAACGGCAATACTCACATGCTGTTTGTCGATGGTGGGAATGATCGCGTCGGGATAGGTAAAACTTCAGCCACTTATAACTTTGAAGTGAATGGAGGAACTTCAAACACCGTCGCTTCTTTTGAATCTACCGACGCTACAGCTCGGATTGTGTTTAAGGACAATTCCGGCGAAGCATTTGTCGGCGGGACAGGAGATGCGGTTACTTTTTACACATCGTCATCTGCTACGGAGAGAGCACGCATCGATTCAAGTGGCAGGCTGTTGGTTGGGTCAAGTTCTACCCGCGAAGTCGGTTATGGCGATAACGCTTCACTACAGCTTGAAGGTACAAGTTATCCAAAAGCCGCCATTAGCTTAATTCTTAACTCTAACAATGCAAACGGCCCAAGTATAAACTTGGCAAAATCACGCGGCACGTCTAACGGCACAAGCACTGTTGTTCAAAATAATGACATTCTGGGTCTAATTGCATTTAGTGGGGGTGACGGTACAGACATTAGAACGATGGGCGCACGAATACAAGCAAGTGTTGATGGCACGCCTGGCGCCAACGACATGCCAGGACGCCTAACATTCTCCACTACTGCCGATGGTGCGTCGAGCCCTACGGAGAGACTCAGACTCGACAGCTCGGGAAATGTCGGGATTGGAGCAACATCAGTTCCGACAAATTTTCAAGTTGAAATAGCAAAATCAGGAAGTGTTGGGCTTAATTTAAGAAATACAAACAACAGTGCTAGCGATAGCGGCAGAATCGCTTTTTCTCAAGGGAGTGGGAACTTAGCTAGTGCTAACACTTTTGCAGACATTATTGCTTCAGCAGATACTGTCTCTCCCTTAACGGGGAGTATCAAATTTAGAACTAATCAAGGTAATAGTCTTGATGAAGCGATGCGCCTCGACAGCTCGGGGAATTTATTAGTAGGCAATACAACTGCAACAGGATTTGTCTCCAGTTCATCGCAGACAGGAGTAATTGCCTTCCAAAGTGGTGCTCTTGCCGTAAACAAATCAGATGATGACGTAGCTTCTTTTAATAGACTTACCTCAAATGGCACTATTGTCTCTTTAAGGCAAGCAGGAACACAGGAAGGGGAAATTAGAGTTTCCGGCACCACTGTTTCCTATCTCGGCGGACATCTTTCTCGTTGGTCTCAAACTTTAACGCTTGAAGAGCATTCAAATTTACTTAAAGGCACAGTAATGACAAACCTTGATGAAATGTGTGAATGGGAGAATGAAGACAATGAACAACTCAACAAAATGGCTATCTCCACGACTGAAGGCGACCCTAACGTTGCTGGTGTGATAGTCGGCATTGATGAGGATAATGACTTAAATGTTGGAATGACTGGCGATATGGTTATTCGTATTGCACAAGGAACAACAGTTGCTCGCGGAGATCTGCTGATGTCTGCTGGTGATGGAACGGCTAAGCCTCAAGACGATGACATTGTGCGTTCCAAGACGATTGCAAAGGTGACTAGCACCACAGTTTCTACGACTTATTCAGACAACAGCTATTGCGTGCCTTGCGTATTGATGGCCTGTTGATCGGCAACCTGCCCCATGGCAACGTGGGGCGCTCAAGTTACACTGACCCCATTGCTCTTTTTTCATGGCAAACACCTACGTTTGGAAGATTGTCGATCTAAACCGTGATGTGAGCGACAATTTTGCACACACGGCCCATTACACCGTGACCGCAATCAGCGATCAGGCTGACTCTGAGGGCAACGCTTATAACTCTGGCGCTTACGGCAGTATCGGCCTAGATCGTCCTGACACCTTGGTCAGTTTTGATGATTTAACTGAAGCCGACATTGTTGCTGCTGTTCAAGCCAAGCTTGGTGGTGCTGAGAAAGTAACTGAGATCGAAACGTCGCTTGCGGCACGAATCACAGAACAGGTCACACCGACCCAAGCATCTGGCAAACCTTCTGGCTGGTAATTACCTTGGCTGATCGCAAAATCTCAGCTCTAACCGAGCTAACTGCACCTGCGTCTGGGGATCTTTTCCCAGTCGTAGATATCTCAGAGGCTGACAACGCCGACAAAAACAAAAAGATCACCTACGGAACAATGTTCCGCGCTTTGCCTGATGGCACGGTTGGTGCTCCGTCAATCGGCTTTGCCAGCGATAACGCTACGTCTGGCATTTTTCGGACGGCGGCAAATGAGATTGCGATCACCAACAACTCAACGTTCAACGCCAAGTTCACAACTTCTGGTTTTCAGGTTGGCTCTGGCACGGCTGCGGCACAGCTCCACATTTTTGGTAGCGACACCACAGACCAAGTCATCATTGAAAACAGCGATGCGGGCTTGGATACTGCGCCGGATCTGGTGCTGTATCGAAACAGCGCATCACCTGCGGCTAGCGACAACCTCGGCAATCTGGAGTTTCGTGGTGAAGACTCTGGTGGCAATACGCACGCTTATGCACAAGTCAGTGCATCGATCCAAACCGTCACGAACGGTGCTGAGGATGGCGTACTTGATTTGATGACTTCAGCGGGTGGCAGCAATGCCAGCCGTTTGCGTATCTATGGCTCATTTATTGGCATTGGCGAAACTACGCCTAGCAAGCCGCTGCACCTGACAACCAGCTCAACCGGCACGCAGATCCAATCGGAATGCACTGCTGACGATGCAGGTTCTGGCGGTGACATCGTTCTGTTTCATCGTCGTGGCGCATCAAGTGCCGGTCAAGACGCTGACGTTCTAAGCACCGTGTTTTTCCGGGGCAAAAATGACAATGGAACGCCGGAAGAGCTGAATTATTGCGCGATTGAAGGCAGCATTAGCGACGCCACTGATGAATCAGAAGACGGCGCACTGAAGTTTAAAGTTGAAAAAGCTGGCACGCTATCGACGCAGCTTGAAGTTAGTGGAGCCACTATTGGTTTCTTTGGTGCCACGGCTGCTGTGCAATCAACGCACGTTGCAGACATCACCACGTCTGCTTCAAGTGGATCATTGCCAACCGCTAGCGATACCAACACGATTGCAAACGCTGCGGCTCCAACGAATGCCGAGCTGTTGCAGTATTGCGTGACGCTTGAGGCAAAGGTTGAGGCGCTACTAGCATTTGCTAGTGCTCATGGCCTGATGGCTTCTAGCTGATGCAAAGACCTGACCCAATGATCTGCGGCAAACCGGGCGCAGAAGATTTACCTGTTATGAGGAATCGAGTAAAATGGCTTGAGATGCTTTATTTCCACGAAGGCCGCGACAAAGCTGATCATCCTCAGCGCGGTCTATATACGGGGCTTTTTAAGAAGCATCATCTATGGGTTCCTGGATCTGACGAAGATTAATCCTGTAGATCACATCCAAAACCGTCCATTGACTTGGGCGGTTAATGTACCTACGGAAAACGTTTTCTCTTCCCAAAATGATCAAAGCATTAATTGTGAGTTCTGCCGTCGTTGGCGCTGCTGTGCTGGCATCTCCTGCCCAAGTCAATGCAGAGGGCTTCTACCTAAATCCTGAGTACAACGCTGGCTGGTCTGGCTCTAATTTCACTGCTGGAGTTTTAGATCTCGGCGTGGGATATGAATCTGGTGCGTTTTTTGCACAGATTGGGCCATCCGTACTCATGGGTGATGGAGTTGATGCTGAGACTGGTTTCTCCGGTAAAGCCGGATTGTCAGGTGCTGTCTCAGACAGCGTTGGCATGTACGGCGAAGTTTCTTTCGCTAAGTACGAAGACGTTGATGCAAACTATGGCCTGAAAGTCGGAGCTAAGTACAGCTTCTGAGCTAGTCTCAAATAGGGAGACACGCCGCCTCTTTCCTGTCCTCACACCAGGAAAGGGGCTTTTTTCTTTGCACATCTGATCATGCAAAAAGTTTTTAACGTTCTGTCTGTTACAGGCTTTGTCTTGTCAGCAGGCATGGTCGCTGGATCGGTAATGCTTTACAGCCGCATCCCATCAATCACCAAGCACTACATGAGTGAGTTGCAGACTGAGCTAACCAAGATGGTTACTGACATGGTGCCAGGCAAGATCGATGACGTGATGCCTGAACTGCCTGAGCTACCTACATCAACAGGGCCAGCTATCGAAACGCCTAAGCTGCCTTTTTGATTAGGTGCCTGAAATACCTGAGATTGGTGTGGGGCGTATTGGCGTCCCAGAAATACCAACTTGGAGAAATATTCCGCCGCAAAGCATTCCGTCTGAGCCACCAATTACGTTAATGCTGGGCTTTCCGGTTGCGAACATACCTGGCTGCGTCGAGACAAGAAATACACAGCCCGGCAACCCAGACGCTTATATCAATGACCCAAAGGGCAATTTTACGGTTTGCGATGGAACGATGCCATCGTTTCCTGCTGCACTGGATTTTACGCCTGGCACGCTGACCTATACGAAAGCTAAGCCGCCAACAGCAACACCCGAGAAAAAACCGGCTGCCTCGAAACAACCGGCGCAGTCCCCTTCGCCAAACGTTCCTCCAACGCCTGACATCCCAAATGTAGGCATAGAACTGCCATGCCCGCCACCAGACGCAATACCTATAGGAGCCAAAAACAAGCAACAGACAGCGATTATCACTGGTTATAAATTGATTAATGGAAAATGCGAAACACAATTCGACACGTTGAATCTGCCAACAATTGTCGGGAATTATTTACCTGGTGGCCCTGTCGTAATTACGACCGCAACGATTGCGGCAGTGGCAACAACAACGGCCATCATTTCCAAGCCATTAGGAGATATTCTGCTGAAGGCTGTCAAACCTATTGTAAAAAAGACGATCAAGAAGATTAAGGAGAAGCTGGGGAAGAAGGTTGTTGTTGAGTCTGACTGGCAGCGTCGGAAGTTTCAGCGTTCTTTGAAGAAGTAGGTATTGAATGGATGTGAGGCGGCAACACGCCAGGCGGATTGATTAAGACGACATCAGCACAGATCTTGCTATACGGCGAGTTGGGGTGAAACATTACGCCTTCTTTCATCAGGTCAGCGCAGTTACGCAACCTAGCTATTTCGTAATTAAGGCGCTTATCAGCGAGGCTGGCTTCCATAAGCTCAACTTGCTTTATTGCTGCTTTGCGACAGGTGCGGATATGACTGCGGTCTAACGGGATTGAGATCTGTGCAGTGATGCCACCATTAACGGAGAAGTTGGTTTTCTGGCCTGTTCTGACTGGTTTATGGAACAAAATATTGCCTGGGTTATCAGGTCTGCCATCTGGGACGGGATTACCTTCTGGGTCAGTCGCACCAACTAAATCAAGAGTGTCGTAAACCGGTTCGTTGTAATAGCGTTCATACGGATTAGACCAGCCAGTGGTTGAACTAAGGAAAGGGTTGATGTGGAGCGTTGCGCCCTGACACTGAACGCCATTGATAACGGAGGCAAACGTCTTGCTTGGTACGACCTGAACAGCCTGATTTGTGACTGATCCACTGCTGTTTGCGACTGGAGCGGCAGTGCTTGAAACCTGAGCATTGACCGGACCAGAAAGCAACAGCAAAGCTGCTAAGACACGCTTCATTGGGTAAAGGTGCTGGTGGTCTCCGTAAGCGATTCGATGTCAGTTTCTCGATTAATCAGCGTGTGATTTGTAAGCCCTGGCCCTTGAAGCGTTTCAACAAACGAAAAAGCAGCACCTTTGTTGACGATGTTCCAGGTTGGTCTTGACGCAGGATCAAGTCCAGTCCATTTGCTTGAAACACCATTCAACGTGTTAGTTGTTGTCGTCAAGCTTTGTGGAGCGAGACCTGCAGAAGGCTCTATATTTGTGCCGCTAGCTGTATATTCATAACCCGTCCGATATTCGTATGAGTTAATAACTTCAATTACTTTCGACGTTGTTTTTGTCGAACTGGATAATGTGCCTTGTTGAAAGTTAGGAACAATTGGCACGGCTGCCACTGGGGCGGCTAAAAGCAACAACAGCAATATTTTCATCTAATAGTTAGCTCTTGAATGACTTGACCAATTGCTGTCGTACCAGCTCCACCGGCTACGATCGTCATTGCACCATCTGTAGCAAGCGTTCCAGCCAAAGTGCCAGCTACACCGCCCGAAGTTGTAGTGTTGCTGCCAAAGATAGGCATCGCTGGGACTACACCAGCAGTAACAGTTGTTGAGAGGACAGTTGGAACGTCATCGCCTTCTATGTACGATTCTGTATACGAAAAGCTGTCACCAGCAGTAGTAATACTGTAAACACCAGGAGTGTAACCAAGAGCGGTGCCGGAAGTAAGTGTCCCCAAAGCAGGAGCAGTACCCAGAGTGACGTTAGAGCCAGATACTGCAAGTGAGCTGGGTTGGCGCGTTGAGATTGATCCTGCTCCATCAACAGTTAGCGAAATTGAAGACTTAATAGCGTGCGTTATGTCCGCCGAAGCAGGACTTACCGCAAAAAACGTTAGGCAGGATACAAAGAGAAAACGCCTCATTTTGGCTTAGACGTAGTGGTTTCTGGCTTGATTGTAGGGTCTTCTTTTTTCTTGCCATTGGCGCGTTTGATGTTGACCCCCACCGACGAAAGAGTCCCAGTCAACAGACTTGCTGGGAAAGTCGGGTCCATGGCCTTGACGTGGCCTAGGTAGTTAAGGGTCAGCATTGCAATTGACCACGTAAGGACAGCAAGTTTTACAAAATCCGCTAACGGCGTTGATTCTGATTCTTGCCCCTGTTCTTGCTTAACCTGTTCTTCTGCCATGATGTGCGGTAATTAGGTCGAAAAGTGTGGTAGAGGTTTGGGCGGCTATAGCTGGGGCAAGCGTGGGGGCGGGTGCCCTC